ACGTGATAAACGTAGAGGTGAGTTCGGGTCCTTAGCTGCTTTACTATGCTTCTTCATTTGTCCAGCAGACCTGGCGCAGTATGAATCGCCTTTACTTGTACCTGGCTTAACCCTGGGGCCACCGCCCTTGGCTTTACCAGCCTGGCCGTAACTAACTTTCTTACCAGAAGCAGTTATCTTGACCTTAGCTTTTCCCTTACGGGGTTTCCTAGTTGCCATTTCTTTGTTTCCCTTTTCTAATAGTGCCTCCATCAGGAGTCATGTCGTTACGTGATGCACCCTGTACTTTCTCATAGGTTCTAAGTGTCCCTAGTCCTAACATACCAAGTAGTACGGGCATTAATGTTCCTAAGTCAAACTCAGGTAGACCTGATAGGTCTAGTTCTGTTCCTGTGAACTCTGCTATATAGAATGCAATAGATTGTATAACTCTAGAGACTACAAAGGTCCAGGCTAATGCTATACCACATACCCATCCTACAAACGGTCTCCAGCCTGATACAAATAATCTACCACTCTTAGCTTCTTCTTTATTAACAGCAAGCTGTGCTAAGTCGGCTTCTCTAGCTAACTTAGTTATACGGAACTTCATTGCTGCTTTTTCTTCATCAGAAGTGTGTAGGTCATCTATTATACCAAACACTCCTCCTACTACATCACCTATGATGCCTGTTGTAAATATACCCATTACATCTCCTTCAATGCTGTGTAGAACTTAGTAGCATACCCAGCTATCATAGGACCATTCTTTCCTACGTCACCGTTTATAATACCTCTAGCCTTAGTCCACTCAGAGTACGTAGGGTTCTCGTAGGGTAACATATCAGCTAAGCTTTTATTCCTATAGCTCCCTGTCTTCATACCCCATATCATAGCGCGTACTGATACTTCTAAGTCTAGCATAAGGTCTGGGTACGTTACCAGGTCTAACCCTAGTGCATGCCCTGTACTTGCATAGTTACTTAGATGTGTTAGCTGTACTAACCCTCGGCCATAATAGCTCTTACCGTTACTCTGTGGTAACGCATAGTCTACGCTTATTACACCCTTCTCATATAACCTAGCTACTGCCTTACGGCTACCAGCGTCGGTCTTACAGAACCCTTCTCGTACAGGTTCCATGCGTCCACCTGTCTCATGGTAAGCTGTAGCCAGTACATAGGCTATCTGTTCCATTGTAAGGTCGGACTCTAAACAAGAATTTATAAGACACTCAAAGCCTACTACCTGTGCAGCAGTTAGCTTACTGTCTTTCATAAAGGGACGTACAGAATCAAAGAATGCTGCTATGTCCATTAGCTTAACAACTTCTTTATCTCAGACTCAACACGTTTTATCTCAGCCTTCTTAGACTTTACTCTTTGTCTTAGTTCACTTTTCAATAGCTCTGCATTAAGAGCTTTACGGTCTTGCATTGCTTTTACTTTAACTTTCATTTCTACTTGCTGCTCTTCCATACGCTCTATAGCATACAGCCTAGCTACCTCTAGCGTTTCTAGTACTTTCTTTAGATTATCTTCTGAACCCATGATACGTCCTATGGCGCGTACAGCACCTCTACGTAGTTCCTGAGTTGAGCCTGAGTTATCCTGAGGCCAGGGTAGTTTATTAGAATTAGTACCAACTACTCTTACAGTTGGCTTAGTCTGGGTCGGTTTGTCTTTCTTAGACATTGGGTTCTCCCTAGTATCGTTGTTTTAAATTATTAAGTACATTCGGGCTTAAAGTATTCAAGCCGAACATTGAGTTATAGTTATTAATAGGTCTACCGTTTCCTAACGGGTCTTCCATCATAGTCCTATATCGTTGTGCTTCTGCTGCCACTTGCGCTTGCAAATCATCTACAGCTAGTAAGTCTATCCAGTTACCTACGCTACCAGCTACCGCGTCAAGTCTATCGTCATGTGACAGACTACCTCGGTCCCTGGTTACTTTAGCAAGCTGGTGAAAGAAACTATACGAAGCTCGGTTTACAGCAGCGTACTTCTGCACAGAAGCCCAGTCATCCTGGATAAGGTCTAGCTCTACAACTAATCTACCTGAACCTATAACAGGCTCTAGCTTATCAATTATACGTAGTTCCTTCTGCCCTGTTTCCCAGGGGTCATCTATCTCTACGCCAGCATTTACTTCCTTCATAGCCTTGTATAAAGTTGGCTCCCATACTTTTTGCAAAGCACCATTACCGTAGTTACGTTCTATGGATATCTTATTAGGTTTCCATTTAACAGCTACTCTAGTTAGTTCTTCTAAGTCAGAAGCTTCTAGTCCTCCAGGTACACCGCCTACAGCTACCAGGTAAACCTTATTACCTAAGAACCTAGTTACAGCATAGCCTGTCTCATCTCCGTTCTGTCCACCACCAGCAGGGTCAACATACATATGCGTACCTGTGAACTCCCCGTACTCAGTACCAAAGTCAGAGCACATATACATAGGGTCTCTAATAGGATAGTCACTTGGAGTCGGTACTCTGTTATGTATAGACGGTTGGTGATTAAGAAGTATAGGGCTTCTACCTTTATTTATATTCATAAAGATTAGTTTATTTAGTTTCAAGGGATACCTAGCTTCGTCTGCAAGTCTAGTATCTAGCATATGCTGCAGCTGGAAGTAAGCAGCTCCCTGGTCAATCTCTTTCTTAACTAGGATATCTTCTCCTAGTATAACACTATCTGTTGGCTTACCTCTGTTACCGAGTAGACCAGCACCTGTTGCCAGTGACGGGTCTTTCTTAACTGCCTCTGATATCATAGGAGCTAAGTGTTCTCCGTAGTTATCTAATTCTCTTTCTGTAGGATATCTACCAGGCCATATACGTATATCAAAGCCACGTCCAGGTAAAGCATTATATATACTGTCTACACTCTGTGGCGTACCTAGATATATAATATCTCCCTGTGAACATATAGAAGTAAAGTCCCTGGTTAAGTTCGTAAGCTTCATCCTAGCATCTGCAGTCAAAGCATTCTTAGCACTCTCGATATCATCTGCAATAAGTACGTCAGCACGTTTACCTTGCAGGTTAGATGTAATACCCACACACGCTACACTAGGAGACTTCTCAGGTCCCTTTAGTACATAGTGTATATCATATGCAGTAACAGATGCTCGGTCTCCTGCAGACTTATCTGGCAGCATACAGGACAGCTCTTCCATACCGTTTAGTATCTGGATAATCCAATTACTAATCTCCTTAGCCATTGTATCACCAGCAGATATAATAAGTATCCTAGCTGTCGGGTTATGTATTAGTCTCCATACAGCATACGCAGCAGTAGCCGTGGTCTTAGCCTGGCCACGCTGCGCCTGTATCATTCTATATAACGGACCGTACTGTAAGTAGTTCGCCATATCTAATTGATTATTAGTACAGTTAAATCCCATAAGGTTAACCATTACGTCATATAAGAAGTCTTGAAAGTTAGGGTAAGCCTCCTGAATAATAAGCAGCTCTTTAATACGGTCTGCTTTATTCATTTCCCTAGCATCACGCCCCATCTTATTGAGTACCTGTCAAAGGTAAAGATGTTACGTTAGAAAAGTCTGGTCTATTAGCTTTCTTATTTCTTAGTCTTTGTTCAAGTTCACTTAACTCATCTATCTGTTCAGAATCATAACTTATGTTATTATCTTTTAAGAACTTAGCTATAGCAGATAACATAGCGGGACTAGGTTCTATACTTAAGTATTCTAGTTCACTCATTATCTCTGAGTTAAATTCATCTGAGTTAAATGCTTCTTGAGCTTTATCTAGTTTATCTAAGTAACCTTGTAACACTCTAGTAAATATTGTTGTAAGTGTTGAATGTAAGTTACCAAGATTCTTTTCTGTTGCAGCTCCTTTTGCCATTATAATCTCCTTATAAAAATGTTTTAGTTAGTAACCAGCCAAGAGCAGTGAATAGAATAGGTGTTACTGTTACCGTAGTTGTATACACTACCGCCCTAGCATAACTAGCTTTTTCTAATACCTTGATTCTATTTGAATGATTGTTTAACCTTTCTTCTACTGCTGTAAATTTATTAAGAACAGTTTTTAAGTCAGCACTCATAGAACCAAGAAGCATATATAATTGAGTATCCTCTTCAGGTAAGTTAGGCACGATAGCCTCCTTTAGTAATAGGGGGCCGAAGCCCCCTGGTTTAATTTTCTAAATTAGCCATTCGTAACTCTAGGTCATCAATTTTAGCTAATGCTTCTTGTAGTGCAGATGTAAGTAAAGGTACAAGTTTAGACTGGTCAATGCCTTGATAGTCTGGAACCTCTACACCCTCCTTGTTAGTTTTAGTAGCATCCTTTTCTCCACTAACAGCTTCTGGTACTACCTCTTGAGCTTCATGTGCTATAAAGCCATCTACTCTAGTGCCATCATTTACCCACTCAAAATTACAAGGCTTTAGAGCTTTTACTCTATCAATACTACCTTGCATAGGCTGTATATCAGTCTTGAGCCTATAGTCTGAGCTAGTTACATAAAAAGTTTGTGAACCTGATGTGTTAATCTTACCAACAGCACCATTAGGGTTATCAAATATAATGTGACTACGTAATAATGTACTATCAGTTGTAGATGCTATAGCTGGTGTACCAAACCCTAACACACCAACCTCAATAGCACCATCTTGGTTAGGAGTTAATGAGCCAACTTCTATTGTACTTGATACTGTAACATCACCTGCCACACTAAGCTTTGCACCAGGACTAAGAGTACCAACGCCTAAGTTACCTGCCGAATTAAGTAGCATTGATTTAGTTTCACTACCGTCAAGTTCCCACATTATAGAATTACTTGTCTGCCATCTGTAAGGTTGCGAACTGCTATCAGAAACAGGCGACTTCAACGTAAGTATTCTGTTGTTAGCACCTAAGTCTGTCTGTGCTGAGAATATTGATTGGTCAATACCATCTGTAAATAAATGCATCTTAGCAGTCGGTGCTGTTATACCTACGCCTACGTTACCTGAATAATCTACACGCATACGTTCATTTAATCCAGTAGGTGTTGTTCCGCCTGTAGTCGCATTATTTGTATAAATAACAAATGCGCCTTCACCTTCTTTTTCTGTGCTGTTAGCGTCACTGTTCG